AGCTCCGTTAGTTATTTGTCCAAACAAATCAAAGTTAACATCATTTATTTTATGTTTTAAACAAGCATAGTCCTTTAGAAGACTTGTTTCATCTTCAGATAAAAAATTTTTAATTATTTTATTTTCTATTTTATCCATGATACTATTGAATATTTAGTCCCTTTTGTTACTGGTTTTACTTTATGAACATACAAAAAATTACTTGGAAAAACAATAACTGTATTTTTTACTACCTCAATTTTTTCTTCTGTATCATTATCCCAACTTTTAAAAACTAATTCTCCACCCTCATAGTCATCATTTAATAAATATACAAAACTTAAAAAACGTGGATCATACATACTATCATCAGTATGATAAATATAATGACCACCAATTTCATATTTTAAAACTTGAATACTTTCGATAAGTATTTTGTCTCTGCTGTTTTTTATCGAATATTCTCTTATATATTCTTTCATTATCTGTAAAATAATTTTTTTAAAAATATTACATAAATGTTGGTTTGTTTTAGATTCACTTATGATATTATTTAAATGCCACACAGAACAGCTTCTTATTTCTGGAATTTCTTTTTTTGTTGTAAGCAAAGCACCTTCATAAATAGCATAAGGAGACTTACAAATATCTAAAATATTTGCAGCCAATTTTTCAGGTAAGGCGTTATTGTATATTTTTACAAAATTAAAAAGATTGTTTTTCATTGTATATTCTTAAAGAATATACATGTTTTAAGGCATTTGTAAAATATTTCTCCATTGCAAACCAGGTTGATTTGCACAAAATTCCCAAAAAGTTTCTTGCATAGGATAAGTTATTTGACTGTAGTCAAAATTAACCATGTATGATTTATAGCTTGCCCAAACTGTTCTATCTGGGTGGTCTACATTTACAGGATTTCTTACAAATAAATTTATTTGCTCAATCCAACCATTCATTTTTTTTCTTAAATCTTGTTCAGAAAAAAATCCATTATCATTACCTTTGACTATAGGTGCAAATACTACAGAATTTTCTGTAGAACTTTCAACTTTTAAAAGATCTTTTTGTAATAAATTCCAATCAGAATCATTTATAGAAATTATTCTATAATCATTTTGATTTATATTTAAATTATTAAGATCGGTGTCATTTGCAGCAATCTTATAAATTGTATTTTGTTCAATTTCTTTTGATAAAATTACATATGCCATTTATTTCTCCTATGAATCATAAACTGCTAAAAATCCAGGCTTACCATTTGAATCAGTATTTTGGCCGCCTTGAATAGCTGTATTAGTTGCTATTAAAAAACCCGCTATTAAGTTTGCATTAGCTCCTGGAGCAGTGCCTGTGTTTCCCGCAGATCCTGGTCCTCCTGGACTACCACCGTTTCCACCGTTTCCACCGTTTGCAGTTCCAACGTTAGTCAAAGTAGTAGAGCCTCCTGCATTTCCAGGATTTCCTACATCGACAGTATTACCTGTGTTTCCTGCAGCACCGATGTTAAAGTTAAGTGTAGTACCTCCAGCAACAGCTGAAGAGAAATAACCATAACCTCCGTCACCTCCTTTACCACCATTGTTAGAATCATGAGATCGAGCGCCAGCTCCACCTCCGCCACCCCCGATGTAAGCCAATACCGTTGAACTAGCTGGTGAAGTTGTTGTGCTCGAAGAAGATGGTCCTACACCAACAAAATTCATTTTAAGTGGTTGTGCTCCACCTGATCCTGAACTTGCAGCTGTAATTCTTCCGTCAGCATCAACAGTAATATCTGCTGTAGTATAAGAACCTGGACTGACATTGGTTGAAATTAATTGAGCAGAACCAACTGAACCTGTAGCAAGTTTTGATTGTGTGATTGTAGATTGAGCAATGTTATTTCCTGTAACAGCAGATGCTGCTAGTTTTGCAGTAGTAACATTTGATTGTAAAATTTTATCAGAAGTAATCGCATCAGTAGCAATTTGTGCAGAACCAATTGTTCCACCTAAAGTGTTTAATGCTATTTCATTTAAATTTGTTCCATCAGAATAAGCAGCAACTATTGCAGCTTCGCCTGCAGTAAAACCAGTTCCACTAGCAGTTTTAATTGTTAAATTTGTTACACCGGTTACAGCAGACAAATCAATAATATAGAATTTTTCAATTCCATCTGGAATTGTTACAGTTGATGCAGTTGTCAAAGTTCCAGTGAACTTTAAAATCATATTTCTTGCATTTGATAATGCAGCATTAGACATTACAAGAGCTACAGTACCGCCATCAGAAAGTGCGACTGCTTCATAACCTGCGATTGCTTGTTGTACTAAGTTTAAGTTTGTATTTGTTTTATCACCCCATGTACCAGCATTTTCGCCAGTGACCATAAGTTCTAGTTTTAAATCTGTAGAATAACTTGATGCCATAAAAAATTTCTCCTAAATAACTACAATATTACCTTTGTTAAGCAGCAAGGTCAACCTCTGTCCAAACATTATTTACACCTAGATTAATCTCTTGCCATGCAGTGATATTAAGGCTACCTGAAGTAGAAGTCAACTCTACACCTGTTAAACTTACATTTGCATCAGCAGTGTTTGTAACACTTCCTATATTAGCAGATAATTGTTGTCCTGTAACCTCCGCAACAGATACTGCTTCTACTGAATCAATAGCCATAGTCATTGATTGGCCTGTAACTGTTACATCAGCATCAGCATCAATATCTTCCTCACCCATAGCCATTGTCATAGCTATTCCAGTGACATCCACAGGAGTATTTAAATCTACTGTTTCATCACCAATTGCTGGAGTTAAAGAAATACCGGTTACTGATACATCAGAATTCGCTTGTGTAGTTACTGAACCAATACTTAATGTTGCAGCAATACCATCTACAATAGGTCCTACTTCAATATTTTCAATAACTTGTCCGACACTTGTGTTTAAGGTGTGTTCGGTTACGTTAACTGAAATGTTTCCATCAGCAGCAATATCTACAGTTCCAACACTTGTAGACATTTGTAGATTAGCAGAATCTAATTTATTAGTTGAAACTGCTCCAATATTAGATGATAATAAAATACCTGTTACATCTATACTAAAGTCTGTAACTGCTGTAGTTGATCCTATATTTGAATTTAATAAATTTCCATTAACATCTACATTTGCGTTTGCAATTGGTATTTCTTCACCAATAGCACTTGTTAATGAAATACCGTTTAATTGAACGGTATATGCATCTCCCCAAACTAGATTACCCCAATCTAGTCTGCCCCAACCAGCGTTTATTTCAGCTGTAACTGAATTAGCGCCGATTGAGACAGATAAGGGAATATCTAAACCACCGTAGTTTCCACTACCGTAAGCTCCACTTCCATAGCTAGCGTTATTTAAACCTGTAACTTGTACAGTTACATTTCCTTGGTCACCCCAATTGTTTTGACCCCAGGTTCCTTGATTCCACGCACTAGCCATATCATTTTAGTTCCTTAATTACGCAATTCTTAGAATCGCAGCAGAAGTTGTGAATGCAGGGAACTGGATTGTAAATGTTCCAGATGTTGCAGTCTTGTCTCCACCGAAATCTAACACAGCAACTGCTTCAGTAGTACCTGTACCACCATCAGTTGTCGTGTTGTAAATCAAAGCACCTCTTGCAGTAAGAGTAACTCCAGTAAATGATAAATTTGCAAAATTAGTAATTGCAACTCCTGAAGAAACTTTAACTCCAGAATTTACCAAAGCTTTTCCACCTGCAGTATATCCTGCTGGTGAAGTTACTTCGCCAGATGATGAATAGTTAGTAGTTGATGCTCCTAATGTAGCAGTAGAAACATACATTGCTAATTTAAATGTATCTCCACCTGCACTATCAAAATCATGCTCACCCGCTAATAATTGCTTTTTGAACGAATTGCAAATTGCGTTAGTTGTTATTGCCATAATTATTCTCCTTATTAATAAATTGTATTAGGAGTAGGACTTGGCACTTTAATTCTTGGCACGCCATCATCATACTCCGCACGTCTTCTTCTACCCATTTGTTGTAGGGCAAAATTCTGTACTTCTTCATTATACTTATCATTGTACAGCTTGTACATATCCATGGGGCCTTTTAAATACCTAAAACATTCAGCTAAGACACCATGTAATAACATTGATTCTTGGTATGTAGATAAGAATGTATTATTAGTTGATGTAAACTGTGGTGGATCTTTAATAAAATTAATTTGAATTGTGTATGCAGAATCTGGTGTAGGAGCCACTATTAAATTAAAATCATCCCAATTAGCCCAGTATTTAGGAAGACCTTGAGCAGCATTGTTATTATATTCAGAAATAAAACTTGTATCTCTTTTCTCAAGAAAAGTTCTAGTTGAGTTGTCAATTACTTGTACTGATCTTATAATTGTCAAATCTGCAGGTAAACTTACTGCTCTGTTCCCCGCTGTAAAATTAGATGTCGAATATTTTCTTAAATCATCATAATCGACCTTGCCAGCAACATCTAGCTCAACAGATCTAATAAAATTTTGTATTATTGTATCTGATAAAACACTACTACTGACTTCAGTATAATTTCTAATTTGTGTTAAAAAATCTGAATAAGTTATTGCCATTATGAAATCTCCACTGTTACAGATCTAATTATAATAGAAAGCTGTCTGTTTCTATTTTGCAAAGAAGGATCTGCAGGTATCATCGCAGAAGTACCTTTGTTATCATAAGCAAAATCTCCAGGAAGTGTTAAATTAGCAACACCTACTGAAGCTCCACCTGAATCTGCCTCAACTCCACTTATATCTGTTGGTTGTTGAAATCTTTGGGGTCTTGTATTTTGTAAAGCAATAGCATCAGCTACAATACGTTTTCTTCTAATTTGTGGATGCTTAGGTTCAAATTCAGAATAATGAACTAACGATCCATTCCATTCTTTAACCATTTCATTGTATGGAAAAGCCATACCCGATCTATCGGATATTGCTTGTGATTTTTTACCTGTAGCCCATTTTGCCATAATTAAACTCCATTAGGATAAAAAGATTGTGGAGTGATAAATGTTGATGCTCTTTGACCATCCTCATCTAACGCTCTTTTCAATTCATCCTCATAAATTAATTTATTTTGTTGTACAAGTTGCGGTGCTTTTTTCATTGAAATGTAATAAGCTAATCCTGCACACATGCATGGTAAAAATCTATATGCAACATCTGCATCATTTGTATATGCACCTGCATCTTCAATTCTTTTAATTACATAAAATTTTAAAGTTGTGTAAGTATTTAAATCTGGTGCTTGGTATAAA